TTTGTACTCGAGGACCTTTTCTCGTTTAGATGATAGCTCTGCGATTTTCTCGTCGAGTCCATCATTTTTCTGTGCGACGTCATCCGAGAGAGTCGAGTTTCGAGTTTGTAGTACCTCAATCTCACTGCTATAGGAAGTGATCTCATCGCGCTTTTGTCGAATCTGCCCATCGTTCATCTCCGTAATATCGCGGATGTACTTCTGCTGAAGACCGATCTTTTCCTTGGTGAGACTGGTGTTGTAGTCGATCTCCTTGATCTGTTCCTTCAGAACCGAAAGGTGTTCCTTCAGGATCACATTCATCTTAGAAAAGATCTGAATATCAAGCAGATCCTCAATAACCTCACGTCGTGTATGAGCCGGCAGCTGCATGAAAGGAATAAAGCTCGAGGAACCGAGCACTACGATCTGATGAAAGGACTTATGATTCAGCTTTAGAATCGACTGCTCGAGATACTTCTGATAGTCACGAGCGTTAGCCGACTGATTAATCATCTGACCGTTCTGCCAGATCTCAAACTTATTCGGACGAATGCCACGATAGACTCGAAAGGCATGACGGCCGACCGTAAACTCGACCTCGATCTCGGCACCCTTCTCGTTGATCGAGTTGACGAGCTGATCCTTCTTGATGTTACGATGCGCCTTACCGAACAGGCCGAACGACAGAGCGTCGAGCATGGTCGACTTACCCGATCCGTTCTCACCAACGATCAGCGTGGATCGATGCTGGTCAAGATCGACCTCGGACCAGTTGTTACCCGTCGAGAGGAAGTTGCGCCACTTTACTTTATTGAATCGAATACTCATACGATCTCTTCGTTCATTGCTTCTACGTATACCGAACGCATCAGTTCCTTGAGTCGATCCTTCTCAAGATCGGTCTCTGTGTTATCGACGTACGAGTCGAGCAGCGTCGTCGTATCCTCGACCGACACACTCTCATCCACCTCGACGTTCTCTCCCACGAACTCGTCAAAGTTTTCCGCGATCTTAAGGTCGTGATGATCCACTTGCTGTATTCTATCAATAAATCGATCAAATGTAAAGGGATCCGTCTTATTCGCCACGACCACCTTAACGAACTTACCCTCGAGATTCGACACATCGTAGTCTTCAAAGTAGTTTCGTTTGCGATCGTCGTAGTAGATCTTCTCGAACATTGTGATCGGACAACGTACGGCCTCGATCTCTCGAGTCTCCGTATCGATGACATGAAAGTACTTAGAATCGTTTGCATCTGCCCATGTAAACTCCATCTGCGATCCAAGGTATCGTACGTTACCCTTTTGCGACTTCGTATGAAAGTGGCCAGATAGAACGGTCTCAAACTTACTGAGTTTTTCAGCGTTCATCCCGTCGGTCGACTTCATACCAGGCATCATATCAAATCCTGCGAGCTCAAGATGACCGATAATCCAGGGTGCATCACAACGATCGATAAATCGCATCGACTCGGCGTGATTCTCTGAGTTGATCCACGGGAGCATTCCGATTCGCAGACCGTCGTAGTCCATTACACGAGGTTCCATCACCACGTTGATGTTCGAGGTAAAGTAACCGAGTAACTCCTTCAGCGAGTTGAGTTCGTTGGTCGACTTATAGTAGGTATCATGGTTACCAGGAATGATATCCATCGTCATACCCAGATCACCAAGACGCTCCAAGAACATCTTACGAGACGAGTGCTGTACCTTAAAATTAATGTACTTACGATTGTCGTACAGATCACCGGCATGAATGATATGCTTAATATCGTGTTTCTTTACGTATGGAAAGAACGTCTCCTCAAAGAATCGACGATGATAGTCGATGAAGACGTCTGACGAGTTACGAATTCCAAAATGAGTATCGTTCAGTACTACGATCTTAGACATCTGACGAATTCATCTCCATGAACATCTCTATACCCTTGGGTGGTTTATCCGCAGACTTTTTGTCCTTCTCCTTGTACTCCTTCAGCAGTTCGTCTCGATTGTGAACCTGCTCGATACGATCACGAAGCGAGTCAACGAACGCACGATTACCGGCATCGATATTTACATCACCGGTCTCCTGAAGGAACTCCTCGACTCCTGCGTCCTCCATGTACTTAAACCGAATGTCCTGCTGACGCTTCTCCTTGGCGAGTCGACGTAGGAATGCGTAGTACGATATCTGTGTAAAGTACGCAAAGGCGTTCGGTGTACCCGTTCGTGTAGCGGTGTCTATGTTGTAGTTTGTAATGGCCTTTAAGCAGTTCTCGACCGCATCCATTACCATCTCTTCTCGATATGTGTAACGAATGAAGTTCGGTTTGTGCGACAGACCCTCGGCGATCTTTAAAAAGCAAGTGGCAATATAGTCGGGTACGACCGGCGTTGGTTCCCCGGCTGCTTCAGCCTCGTTCACGAGCTCGACGTAGTCAACGACCGCCTGAGAGAACTCCTTGTTGTTGACGTAGTGATGCGGGGCACGTTTCATAGATAACTCCAATTATTTAATACAGACTATTATATCACAGTCTCAAACTAATGTAAAATCGGGAAAATGAAATTGGCTATATACAGAATTATGTTTCTGTGATATAATAATATAATCGCCGGCGGGCAGGGGAATATACCAGTATTAGTGGTAGGTCGGTCCATACGATGGTGGATCATCAATCATAAGGTTATCGAGTTCGGAATCAAGATTATCGGTGGAATCGGAGTCTGGTTGTGGATCACCATTGACACAGACGTTGATGTACTGTCCCTTGATTTGATTATCACACTCGACGTGAGACACAACGTGTATCGGATTAATGTAGCACATGTCTCTTTTTGACAGAGGTTGCCACTCGTAGAATAGAAACGATACCATGTCGTCCTTCTCAACCGTACGAATCTTCATTGGACGCTGAAGAGCCATCAGATTCTGAGCTTGATCCTCGGTGTCGAGTTCGTGCTGATCGAGAACGATTGAGATGAGTTCCTCACCTGTCGAGAGTTTAAGATGCCGAATGTTTACTTCGTTCAGTTCAGTCATGGTAAAGCTATCTCGTATATTTTGAATGGAAACTTTTCTTTTGAGTAGATCTTGATTCTTTCTGCGCTATGATTCAAAGTATAGTTCTTATGTTTCTTCCAGTGTAGGTCATCCGCAATATCATAGAGCGTGGTGTCACGACCATCATCTGCCTTACGTAGACCTCGACCAATCGACTGCAGGACTCTAATCTGCGACTTAGACGGTGATGCAAAGATTACGTTGTGGATGTTACGGATATTTATCCCTGTCGAAAACACACCCATGGAGGCCACGATGATTGCGTCCTTCTCGTTCTCGGTGATCTGACGCACTCGCTCACGCCCCTCGACGTCCGTACCACCAGAGACAAAGAACACCTGACGATCATCCGCGGCCTTCTCTCGTATCAGATCGTGCAGCGGCTTACCGTGTTTCTCGACGTACTGAAATAGAACCAGTGTATTTCCGTTCTGATCAAGAGCAAGGTTGCGTATGAACTTGTTGCGTGACTCGTTGGACACGAGAAAGTCGATCTCCTCCTGATACTTCGCACCCTTTAATTCCTTGCATAATGCATCCGGATACTTGAGCAGCAGGACGTTGATGTCCAGACTTGCCAACGATCCCTCGTCCATCAGATCCTTGGTCGACGTAACACGATGAACCGGACCAAACAATCCTTCGAGCACGAGCTTATGTGTCTGCGTACCGTCCAGTGTTCCGGTAGTGCCGAATCGGTACTCTGCCTCTCGACATTTAGTCAGCACGGACGTCAGAGACTTAGCCTTGAAGTTATGAGCCTCATCACCAACCACGCAACCAAACTCACGAAACCACTGCGCCGGTAACTTATAGATCGACTGCCACGTCGAGATGACGATTCGCTGATCGGTGTTGTTCTTATCCTGGCCGCCATAGATTCGATGGGCAGCCTTTTCGATATCGAAGTCGGAATCCGTAGTCGAATAGTCAGCAAAGTCTGAGTACATCTGCTCGACCAGCGATGTCGTCGGCACTATAATCAGAATACGACCGTCGTGATTGTCGAGATACCAACGACAGATCAGATAAATGATCAGCGACTTACCCGAGGCCGTTGGAGACAATAGAAGCGACTGCTTATTGCTGAGTGCGTGTTCTACCGCCGAGATCTGGTAGTCCCTCGGTCTGATAGTGTTACCCTTAGAGGACAGTGGTATATCCTCGACAAATGAGAGATCAATCTGCTGCGTAGATCGAGCAGGACCGTAGACGGGGTCGGGATCACCGATGACTCTGTACTGCCTTCCCTCTGCATTTGCGAATGCGACGATGTAGTCGTAGAGTCCTGCATAGATCTCGTTCGTCCGGTTATCAAGAAGTCGAATCTTACCGTCCCATACACGATTCTTATAGCTGGGCATAAACTTATAGCCCGGCACATAGAATGTAAAGAACTCAGATAACTCAGCAAGTACACCACGATCGTCGCAGTCTACCTGTAGGTACGCATGATTCTTTTTCTTGAGGCGTATGGTCTCAGTCATTAGATTCCTGAGGTAAACTTCCTGTGTTCGATCATATTCTTAATGTTTTGATGACGCCAACGAATGTTACCCATGATCTCTTCCAGGGTCGACACGAGCTCCTTCAGATAGTCGATCTTCATCTGTGCGTTCTGAATGTCAGAATCCGAATCGTAAAATCGATCCATGTCACCCTTCAGAACCTTGAGTCCATTGAGAGGATCGTAGTTCCAGCCACGTGCGTCCATCTCGTCCTTGCTCATCTTGCCATTGTACCAAAGGAACTTGTCCTTCAGCAGAACTCTAAACTCAGCCTCTTTCTTCTTAAGCTGAAGACGAGTCACTGAAAGCATTTCCAGATATTTTGCGTGGAGTCGAGCGGACTGCTGTGAGGCCTCATCGAGTTTGAGTTCGTCGATCTCAGAGTCCGTCTTCCACATATCGAGCACATCTTCTATACGAAGAGCCATAATCTATATCCTCACGAGTTCATGATACAAAAGTATTTATACTACCTATACTTTAACCAATGTATAGGAAACCCTCCACCCCTCATCATCTTTATTCTTTAACTTGTATCCACGAGATGACGCAAATCGCTTGACCAGTCTATTATAAAGCTTAATTCTAGAGCTACCATACGTTGGTGATTTTTCCGCCGTAAAATAGAGTTGTTCTGGATCTTTATTTTTAATAAAATCGCTCATGATATCCAAAACGGTAGAAAAGACTTTCATTTCATCACCATCACTCTCGCCTGTAACCGCCAGTTGACCATCTACTGTAAATATCACTTCCCATGCCCCTGGACCGGTGATGTCAAAGACTACTGCGAGGTCCTTACCGTTTACGTTCGATTGATAATCCACGGCGCCACGTGAGTCCCTCGTCAATTGCCACCGAGCAGGTTTGTCAAATAGCTCGTTGATCTGAGTCTTAAATTGTCTGAATGATTTCATTTATTTGATTCTCTTTGCGATCCTTGAGTCAAGTACCACAAACTCCTTGACGGAACCTCTGTGCCAGGCC